GTCAGCAGCGTTGTCGCCGGAACTGGTATTGGCGTCACTGGAGGAACAGGCGCTTCGGCAACTGTTACCAACAACGGCGTTACATCCGTGACAGTATCGGGAACTCAGGCCTCTGTGGCCAACACGGCCGGTGGTGCTAGCGCAATCACGCTACCGAACATTGTCAGCAGCGTCACAGCAGGAAATTCAAACATCGTGATCGGGGGCACAAGCGCTATACCAACTGTTGCTCTTAACGATCCAATCAGCCTTGCATCTGGAATTTCAACTACAGGGTCAGGAACACTGTCTATTGCTGGCACTTCAACTTTAACTGGAAAGGTAACATTAGGCAACGTATTGCAGCTTTCAAGTACTGGAGCGGCAAACATAACCCAGCTTGGTTATACTACAAATGGAACTTACACTGGGCCAGCTGCTGGCACGGCGCTTACCAGTGGTACCAAGACATCGTATTCCGTTCTAACTTTTACACAGACAGGCAATTATATGGTCACTGCAACTGCTCAAATAGGAATTAGCGCTGCAACAACTGTACAGGCAGCTGCGGTGTACATAGAGGCTTCCTTGACAGGTGCTACTGCAACTCACTTGATACCATATCCGAGCTCAGTTTTTGGGTCAGCAACGTCGACCATTTTGCCAGTGTCCACGGTTATCGGTATTATATCGTCTGGTCAGACAATTACGCTGTCTGTAAGTGGCACATTTTCGGCTGGATCGATGACCGCACAAAGCGCATATCCCAATTTTAATTTCAACGTAACTCGCATTGGCTAAGTACAACGACAGATGGCCTATAAACGCAGACACCTCACAACTAGCCTCGATCGATCCAAGCGCAGTTTCTCTGTATTTTTACTGCGTTCGTATCTCGAGCATCTTCATCCGGGGCCGCGTTACAACATACACATAAGGATGGCTCAAAAGTGTTATGCGTGTTGGATAGCGGGGAGGTGGGGTAGAAAGAGGTGCTATGGAAATACCCACTAATGCAAATTACTCGATTCCACTACTGCGCGGTCGCTTCGCGTAACCCATTGCCGCCGCGGCAGCACCCCCGCCGCTGCCCAGCTTGTGCATCTGCTTAATCTTAGCCATGAGGTGGCTTGCGTGAGTAGAACCACCACGGAAATAAGCGCCGCGACCAACCATGCGGTGAAGGTGCGTCTTCGTCGTGCCCGTTTCGGGCGTTGCCGCCTCAACATCCGCACTGTTGAGGATTGTCTTGCGAATCGCAGACTGGCCGCGCACAGTCTCAAAGAACCCAGTATTGATGGCAATAACGGTAATCGTAACGGCAGCCAGGTAGTCGTAGTAACCATAGGGGTTCGACGTCTGAACAGTTGCCTGGAACGAATAATTACCAAGGCAGCCCGGGGCAAGACCGGGGCTCAGCGTAATGTCGTGACCCATGCGCAGCAGAATCGGACCACCGCTCAGCTGCGTTGCACCCGTCTGCTTGTACTGCGTTGCAGTCGTGATGGCCTGCGACGACGTAGAACCAACACTACGCGCCAGACTCGGCAGTGCGCCCTGCGTAAAACCACGCCACTGGTGCCAGTCAATGTCAAGACCAGCGGCAACGGCGCAATTGTACAGGTTGAACTGCTGGAACCCAGAACAGAGGTTGCTAAAGTTATCAAATGTCACAGAGACGTTCGAAATGGGGACATACTGGTCAAGCTGGCTCGGGCCCTTCGTGGCGGGCTTAACGTAAATCATTACCATGTCGGGAATAGACGTCAGGGAAATCGTCTGCGTGCGGAGCGTCTGAGTGCCCTGGAAGTTCGTACCCGTCAGCGTCTGCGTGTACCGAGGAAACTCCCAATACGGAACGGTCGAAACAAGCGGCAGCGTAACGTCCGGACCAGGAGTCAGAAACTCGGCAAAGAGCGTCGGGCTCGTCCACGGACCATACTGGTTCGTAGAAGATCCAAATGCAAGATCGCTGATGATTGAACGGATGTTAGACGAACGCAGAATGTTACCAGTGTTCTGCGTAGGGCGCGTCAGGTCGTCCGCCCACCAGGGCACGGTTGCAAGTGACACTGAAGAGGGGAGGACGCCAGCCGCGGGATTCAGGGATGCATAGCACGTGCCCAGAGGTGCAAAATTCAGAACAAACTGCATGTTGGTCATACCATAGAGACCAACGCTCTGAAACTCTGCACTGTCAGCCCAAATCAGGGGAGAGATAACCAGCGGCTCAACGGCAGTAAATGCCCCGAAAACGGGCATGGGCGTCTGCGTAACCTGGAAGCCCGCCTGCAGGGACAGAAGCTGTGCCTGCGCGGGCGTAAAGAGCGTCGAGCTTGCGATGTTATACACCGACCCAATTGCACCCAGCGAGCCAGAGATGATGTTACAGACAAAGCCAACAAAATTAGCAGACGGGATTGTACCACCAGCCTGGACAGTGTTATTGTTGTTAAAATAGAGACGAGCGCCAACCATACAATAAGGCGGAACACTCTTGGTAAGGGTAAGCGTCTGCAGAGCACTGCCACCAGCACCAGCGCCAGACACAAAAAAGCCAGGCATACCAAAAAACCCACCAGCTGTACCACCAGTAACAACGTTATTCTGCGTACCATACAAGTCTCCACCAGGAAACCCAGTTGTCCAAACAGGCTGGTTATTAACAAACGGAACAACAGTGAGACCGCTATTCGAAATACCCGAAACGTTTGAAGACTGCGCCTTCGCAATGTACCACCCAACACCGCTCTGCAGCACACCACCCGAGGCGTTTGACATACCGAACGAATTTGCCGCACCAGCAACAAAAAATGGATACGAGCCAGTGCCGTTTGCAGTACCACCCAAAACGGCAGTCGGGACAATCGAAGTTGCATTTGCCAGCGGGTTGCTCTGCGACGCATCAGAGAACCAAGTAGTAGGGTATGCACCATTGGGAATATCACCATATGCATTCGTAACGGAATATGACGAGAAATTACCAGACCCAGAGTTTGCATCGTCCTTGCCCCAGCTGTACGTATCAATGTTAGTGGCAGTGGTGCGCTGCTTATTCGTCTCCTGCGACGACGTCAGTGCAAGCTGCTCACGGAGCGTATCGCCGTTCGTTGTCACGGTGCAGTCATTCAGCGTGGCAGTCATGTTAGTAAGTGCCGTCTGGATCGGGAACTGTGCGTACGCAAGATCCTTCCCAGAGACCGCAGTGCAATAGCCCAGGGAGAGAAAGGGCATGCTCTGGCTTGCATTAGAAAATCCACCATCATACGCAAGAGAAAACTGATCGCCCATTGAAGGATCGGGGACATCGTAGGTGAGGGGAGCTTCATACGCAATAGGAATAGCAGCAGTTGCGCCAACAGTCATACTGACGGTATAAACAGTATTGGAGGCACCCGTCTGGGCGACATAAAGGCCAGTGGGGATCACGTTTGTTGCAAGAACCGAGTACAAGAGCGTGCCAACAGGCAGAAATCCAGCAGTGCCGTTAATTCCAGGCGAAGCAGAAAGAGTCATAACAGTTCCCACAAACGTGGCAGTGAAGGCACCTGCAGCCGTCTGGAACCCCTTCATCGAAAGACCACGAGGGCCGCCATAAAAGAGATTGGCGGTGAAATTGAGACCCGCGCTCAGCTGGATCTTACGATCAACAAAAACGTTCAGCGACGGAACAAGCACCTGAAACGTCATCTGGGCAGAATTCGCAGCAATGGCCTGAAACGGTGCAACGCTCACGGAGAGCGCGCCCTTCTGAACAGCATACGCGGGCTCATCCTGCTGAAGGCGCGCATCGTACACAGCGATCTTCTTGATGGTACTCATTTGCCTCGATTTGACGTCTATCAATCTCTCTGATGAGTGAGACTTATGTGTGCCTTTTAAGGGTGACAGACTTCAAAATCGCGTAAAACGTGAACCCGGCTTTTATAGCTTTCTACCTCCTCTTAAACTCGAAGCTCATATTCACACACCCTCCATTTGAAATTGTGACGGGTCGCAGAATCTGAGTTGCCTTCATGCGCATGAAAACCTGGTAGTCGAATGTATTGAAAACTGACCCCGTTGTCAACAGATCACGGCACACGGGAAATTGGGGCTCAAAGACAATCTGGTTGCGCAGTTCCTGGCCAGTCTGCATTGATCCGCTCTTCACGATAAATTCCCCGATGATCCGAAGTGTCTGGGAATTCGTACTCTGCCCACCACCGGAATTTCCTACTGCAAACCCCTGAATGCCAGATTCCGTGGTTCCAATTGCAACACCGTTATCGCCAATAATGATTGGAGGCTGCACCTGATCGTCGTTCAAAGGGACGCTTCCGGACACTACAACAATCGTATCAATCGGATTCCACATTAGGCCAACGGATGGATAGTTCTGAGGAAACGTGTAATTATACGGCTGATTCCCGCCCACACGTCCATAAGGAAGATATCCTGTAGCCACAGTAGGCGTTTGGAGTGGAAGCGGAAGTGGGACCGCCAGACCAGCTTCTGATGCCTGTGGGGTATAACGCACATAAGACGTAATTGCTCCTCCAGCACGCGGATCAGCATAGTTGAGACGAGTCGTCTGCCAATTGCCAAATAGCTGATTAAAATAGTCATCAGCCTCTACGATCATTCGCTCGTCAAAGCACTTGTAAGGGTGCCTAAAAGTTGTGTAGATATTTCCACAATACCCCGAACCAACAGTGTAGAAAGACAACCCAGTAAGACCCCAGGAATCCCTTGCCTGGTCATTCAGTGCTGAATTAAGATTCTGTTGGTAAGAAGACTGCGTGTAAAGACTATCAGTGTTGACATTTATATATCCATCGTCTACGTTGGTGTTAAGAGTGCCACCAAATCCATAACTATCCAAATTCAAGACAAAAAGCTGCTTATTGGTGTCAAATGAAATGATAGGCGCAGCAGTGGCAACCGTCGGGGTATTTGGTGTAATAACCGCAGTAACGGTACCCTGCTGAACAGGTCCATCATACACCCACCCAGTCCCTACTCCTCCAGATGCATAAGGGGCCACAGATGTAGTAGCCGATGCCTTAAAAAGGTACGAAGCTGGTCCTGCACCAAGTCCCGCATCGTAGATAAATGTGACAACATCACCTACAACATATGTTTGTCCTGGAATCCATGACTGGCAAATGGATGGACCAATGTCAACCCATTCATAAGCAGAAGAAGCCGGTGAAATCCCAGTATTTGCAAACTGCGCATAGTACGCCCTTCCATTAAAGTAGACGGAGCTCAGCGCTGCATATGATGTCGATGCATTCCATGAGGTGGTTGCACTGCAGTTTGCAGTACACGCAAACTTCAACTGCCTATCAAGGCATCGCTCGCTACCAACAACGTTGGCATCATACTGATCGTAGATAATCCTTTGAAACGTAGGGTTGATGCACTGATTGAGAAAATGGCTATAATCGTATGCATCGAAATAAGTTCCCTGGTACGACCCGTTTGCCATATCCGTTGCCGTAGGCAGCTGAGCGGAAGTGTCTTGTGGCACCCAACGGACATTCTTGTATGAATAAAAGTTCTGTGTGGAACGAAAGCCAAGCTGGTAAACACGGGGTGTATTTACGGCAACAAGGCCGGTAATGTTGGCAGGCATTGTAAAGGTTACCCCAGGCTGAAATCCAAGAAATTTACATGCCTGCAGAACACCAGCCCTTGATACAGTGCCACCATACGTTTGCTGGAAATTCGGTGGTAGAGTGAAATCAAGGACTACATTTACGGTAGTGCTATTATTTGTAAACGTGAAAACCTGGCTAAATGTAGACAAAGTACCAGAAACAGCGACAGTAATGGTAGCACCAGTCGCAGCAAGGAGCGCAGCACTAAGACGTGTTTTACATGTCGTAAGAGTACAATCTGGGTTTACGCTAATTGTCGACAAATCAATAACACCGGTCTTGTATGCACCCGAACTAGCGATTGTATAATAAGGAATATACCCGTAAGTTGGCCAGGACATGTAAGTTTGTTCACCCTGCGAAAAAAACCCACTCGCGTTATTACTCTCATACACAGGACCTGTCCATGTAAGCGCAAGACCTGGCTGGGCCTGTGTCTCCCATATCTGAACACCATTTTCCGTAACTGGATTCGGATTTGACGCTGTTGACTGCCTGATGAGCGGGACAAAAAGCGGGAAATTGTCGGTGGTCACATTCCCGCGAATGAGGGCAACACTATAGTTGTCGGTTGTTGGAAGCAGTGGGCGGACACGAGTATCCTGAAACTTGGCAAAACGGCCGTGGCTTCCCTGAGCAGTGATACCGGAATCAGTTGAAACTGCGACGGTCAAATTCGTGTCATAGTGAATTGTCCCATTTGAGTATTCGTTACGCTGACCTGTGGCGATTAAGCCCCCCTCGCGGTCACGCCTTCCCAGGATAGACACCATCGTAGCTTTTATTTATACAGAATGCTCGGCGGAAAGGCACACCATGTATTTTCTGATGCTGATATCCGCAAGGCTTTAGGGCCTATTCCCATTCATCGATACCCCGATCTCAAGTCAATGGCAAGCCCAGATGATTTGTTTAAGAAACACAATGCCGCCGTGCTCCTTTTCTTGACGGAAAGCGAAAGCGACGGACACTGGCTTGCCGTCCTTGACCACGGTGACCACTACGAGGTCTTTGATAGCTTTGGGACTGCTATTGACGGAGATCGTAAGTGGCTTGATAAGAAGGAATTGCTTGAATTTGACGAGAGTGCACCGCTGCTTTCAAACTTGCTGGCAAAGGGAAACAAGCCGGTGAATCACAATACCACCAAGCTTCAGCGTGATGATGCGGATACCTGTGGCCGTTGGGTTGTTTGGCGTATTCTGAATGCAAATATCCCTC